CGCAAAAGGAGTTCCTTCTCTTTCTGGGGCCTCCTGTTCTGCCGCCTCTTGACCCTCTAATTGCATTTCAGCTACAATTTCAGATATTCTTTCCTTATCTTCGTCACTAAGGCCGATTCCAAATATAAACTGGAAGAAACTTTCTGTAATTGTTCCTGCTGCAAACTCTCCACTTGCAAGTTCTGCAATTGCAATAGCATAATTTGAAATAGCTTCTTCATCAGGAGTGAGATCATGTTCTCCAAGAGCGGCTTGAATTCCTGCCTTAAGCCTTCCTAAATCTTCTACTTGGAATAGACCAAATACATCTACTGTTCCTAACAATTCAAATAGTTCTTTCTCTCTTTCTGCTATTCTATCTATTTCGCTGTCTCCCCCACCCGCATCATCTCCCGCGTTGCTGAAAGCGTCTGTGAAAATTCTAGTGAACACCCCTACCAGATCAGTTTCCTTATCTATGAAATTACTATATGTAGCCTGAACAATAGCAGAGCCTATAATTCCACCTATCGGATTTCCTCCAGCCATAACTGTCCCTAGTATTCCTGCTCCAATTGTCGAACCAGTTCGTCTTAAATCTCTTGGACTACCTCCTAAAGGTTGTCCGCTCAAAGCCGCGGCTCCAAGACCTATTGCCGCTCCGCCTACTCCACCTCCAGCTTTGCCAAAAAATCCTGATAGCCTACTTCCGATCGGTTGTAGACCCGCTGCTCCACCTCTATTAATAGCCTGATTTTGTAAGAAGCTACCGGCTATGGGTATTCTTCCTGCAAATTGGGCTAAATTTTGTCCTAGTAAATCTTGTAGCCTAGCACTATGTCTAAGAGCTACAAATGCCACCGAGAACGCAATAATAGCAGGTGTCGCCTTTCCTAGTATCTGAACTACGCTAGTGAGAGCATCTACTACACCTGTTAAAACTTTCGCAGTATCCTTCGCACCATCCAAGAATCCTGCATCCGCTCCTAGAGCTCTTGCCAATTCAGTAAAAGCATTATTCAGGTTCGTGGCAGCCGATTGAAGCGTGTCCATCTTGATTGATAAGGCGGCAGCGGCATCTCCGTTTGCATCTGCACTAACAGCCGCCAATTCGTTCACTCTACCATAGTTCTCCAAGATAGCATTTACTTGTGGTCCACGTCGAGCACCACCACCAATAATCTCTGATAGTTTAGCTAACTCTCTATCCGAGATAAGTCCAACCTCTCTCCTAGCAACAATATCTTCAATAATCTCCGTGAAGCTACGGAGCTCCCCGTTTACTGCTCTAACGGAAACACCAAACCTAGTGAGCTCTCTTTCAGAGCGATCCTTCTGGAATCCTGAGATAAACGCACGAACGGCATTACCTGACTCTGTTGCGGATAGAGTAGTAACCTCTGCAACAGCGGCGATAATACCGTTAAGCTTATCAATAGTAATTCCCACATTCCCTGCGGCTGTGGCTGTGATAGCGAAAGATTCTGCTAGTGTTCCTATACTTACATTGGCCGCTTTGGATACGGCCACCCACTTGTCAAGAAGCTCTCCTCCTTGTGTGAGAGGTTGCTGTAACTGTCGCAAGGCTCCCACCAAAGTATCCATAGCTACTGCCTGATCAATCCCTGCTAGTTTAGCTAGTAGCATGGAGTCTCTCAGTACTGCTACTGTAGACGCTGCTCTTTCTGAGGGGTTTAGAATATTAGCTGTAGCTCTTGTGGCTAGAACGTATCCGTCTACCACACCTTCCACAGAAACTCCCAACTCTCTAGCTACAGTGGCCGACTGTTGCCACACCTGTTCCAGACTGGTTGTGCTGTTGACCAAAGCTACTTGAACATCAGCTAGTTTGGCTTCTATTTGTGTCGCCTCTTGCATGAGATCGGTGAGTTTCTTCAAAGGTGCGTAGACTATTGCAATGGCGATAGACCATTTAGTAACTTCTACAATATCCCTAGCGATACCAGCACCAAAGCTTCTAAGTTGTCTAGACGTAGTTCTTATTTCTTTACCATACCGATTAGTGATAATAGTTGCCCTACGAACAACTTGTCCCTGCTTATTAACTTCCGCTGTCCACCTTGTAATACCTCGTGCAGAATCTTCTGTTACATTGTTAATACTCTGCATCTCAAATTGTAATTCTCTAGCTCGTCCTACGTTCATTCGGTCTAGAGCTTTGTTGACAGATTCTAGAGCCCTTGCCCCACCTAAAATATTCCTTTGAAAAGCTGGATCAGTGACAGCATCTCCAAACGCTGTTTGCGTTCCGGGCTGCCTAGTAACATTTTGTAAAGTTGAAGTTCCGGCTGAGAATTTGAGTCTCTGAACGTCAGTAAGCTTCTCAAGGGATGCAACCATCCCATCAATCTTGCCTTTAGAAACTCCAAATTGATTGCCGAGGCTTCGAACAAGCCTAGTCATAGATTCGAGATCACCCGAAGCTATGTTAAGTGTACGAAGGAATCCTGCCCCTTCTAACCTTTTTAAAACATCTTGAAAGACGCTATACCCTGACGCCGCTCCACCGGTAGCGTCGGAGAACGCTTTCAAAGCGTTAGTTAGAGCTCGAACATCTTGTTCTACTTGTTTTGCGTTAGTAGGCACTATTCTTCCTCACTAGGTCCCGGAATGATGAAACTAATCTCATCATCGGCAGGATTATGTTTGTGGTCGTACACTTTGTCAATCCATGCTTCTAAAGCTTCTGGAGTTCCCCACCAAATAGTATGATCAGGGGGCCTTTTTTCTTGTGGCATATCCATAAGACTATCTATCTGCCTTCTCTTTTTCACTAAATAGCTTAGGGGCCAAGGAAGGTCTAAGGGTGTTTCGAAATTAGGAAAGAGCGATTTCCAGTCACCGTTCGCAACGCTCCATGCGGAGGCTACTGCGTTGCTTCTTGCAATTTTTTTATTTGCCCCATACCCATATCAAGTTTCTCATATGAATCCCGCAACTGTTCTTTTAGGTCTCCTGAACTGTTGTCGTAGTCATCAAAGCTCTTGAAGGATGGGATTTTCATTTCTTCATCGTCAAAGGTTGCGAAGAAAACACACATGTCAGCAAAGCGTCTGCTGGCCTCGGTCTGACATACATAATTAACCATCAGACTTGCGTACTCCTGCTTTTGAGCCTTCACACTTTGCTTTTTAAATCTCTTTTCTTCCCTATCCATAAGCTTATCCGTTTCTTTTTGAACTATTTCGTCAAAGCGTTCTGGAAAATCATCTATTTCTTTCTGATACGCCTCGTGCTCTGCAAGGGGAGCATCAGAATCGGGCTCTTTAGGGTACTTGAGAATAGTATTTTTTCTAGCTTCCGCTACCAAATCTTGTATTAGTAGTAACTTGATTCCTACTACTATATTTTCTTTAGAAGCATACTCTATGCTAGAAATGAAAGCTTCGTACTCATCTGTTCCCTCTGTGTTTAAAGATTTTCTAAGCTCTGCACTTTCTCTCAGTGAAAAAACCCTAGCCCTACTCAAGTCTTTATCTCCTACTACTCGCATAAATACTTTAGTAAGTTCCTCTCCCTTGGGGTCTAAAACCGATACTTCTGAACTCCACATGAAAAGTTTTGTCAGGTCAACATCGTTCTTTTCAATTTCCATCGTTTCCTCTCCTATTTAAAGAATAAGGGGTCACAACCAAAATTAACTGGTGTGACCCCATACGTACATCCTTTTCGGTCTAATTATCTAGTTGTTCTTACAGTCGAGCACCTTCGAAAATCTGTACTGCACCATCCTCTGACCGGAAGTCAAAGGTCTGCTGTGCATTGTCATTCACGTTGGAGGTAAATCCTTCGCTAGTGACAGATACAGATGGTAGGTACACAGTCTTGAGAACTGCAAATGGGTCCTCACAATCAGCAGGATTCTGCAATACAACTTCCAAGGCCACGCCTGAAACTGTACACTGGCCGATTAAGAACTCAGTGTCAGTGGCAGGATCATAACCTGTCAGTAATGCTAGAAGATCAATATCCGTATCAAGTACGGTTATCGTTCCTGTTACTTCAAGATTTTGATTCGTGTAGCCGACAATATCTCTATTGCCCATCTCACGAACCGCTTGAGGATTGAAATTACCATTAATGCTTACAGCTTGTACTCTCTCTTGATTAGCGGCTGCAATATTGACTAGTACATCCTTACCACGAATAGCGGCAGGGTTGTCATTGTCATCAATATCGGTCCACGCATCTCCAGTAGCAGGTGATTGGTAAACCACCATCAACTGAGATACACGTGAGTCAGACGTGATGAGTGTTCCGGCAGTAACCTCGTACTCACCTGTTACAGGGCTGGAGTCTACCTCAACGAGGTAAACACCATCAAGAATTGCGGTCAAGACATCATTTCCATTCGCCAGTATTTTGGGTGTTTCAGAAAGCACGAATGAAGTTGTGCCAGTAGTAAATTTCTCTACAATGACATCATTGGAAAACCACCGCTTCTGTGATCCAACAGCTGTATATTCCTCAGATGAATCACCATCAACAGTATAGTTGTAAGTGAAGCTCTGAACTGTGCAACGACGAAGATGGCTAGCCTTTACATATTGGGCTACTGTAGCATCTCGGACGCGTAATACTGCATCAATTGACAAGTCAAGTGCTGTTGCCAAGTTGACACCGGAGGCGGGAAATGCGGCACTATCTTGGCCCGTAAGGGCGGCAATAGCGTCAATGCCCACGTCCATAACTTGAAAGGTAAATGTTACATTTGGAACATCTTTAGAGGTTCCAGCGTGTTGTGGATTACCGAGCTCATCAATTGTGTTGGTGGGCTGGTCAGCCGTAGCACTAACACGCTGTACTCTTGATGCAAAATAATTATCACGCAATCCAACAAGCTCTACCTTAACATGTTTGGACGGAATTGATACTCGTTTCGCCATCAGCAATTCCTCCTATTTAGAGTTGATTAAAAATACTTGTAAACGTTATAGACATTCGCCAGTACAGTTTTTCCTGTATCGTTGGAAAAAGTGTCACCACCGTTAAGGTGAGATTGCTAATGTCTAAGGCTCCTATTTTCGTTGGTATAACATCGGGCGGAAATCCCTCATCGTAGTCATTGATGGAGACTCCAACCTCTAAGTTGTCCATGATGAGATAGGCAAACTCATCTCTTTGAGCTTTGTTTAGAGCGAACACTTCTATATCCCAGAAGCGGTCTTTTAGACCCACTCTATTACCTAGCTCATGTGGTATTGAATCGACATCCATAGCTTCTACGGATATAGTAGGAAGTACGAGTTCCTCATCTGGATAACCGTCAACAATATTTACAAAATCATATGCTGAAAACATATCTTCTAGAAAGTAGTAAACACTAAGGTCTTGTTTTCTAAGCAAATGCATCTTATACTCTCCTAATGCCCAGTTCTCCAGTCGGCGTTACTGATAGCCGAAAGTTCTTCTCTCCTACAGTTACTGTTCCCAAAAACTGCCCAGGTTCATAGCCTTCGGGACTTTGTAGAAAGGCTCTAACTTCATTGGTTATCGCCTCTGCATACTCTGTACCAACTTTTCCTATTTCTTCTCGAAATAGTCTGTTGATCTCAAGAGTTGCAGAGTCAATAAATCTAGTTCCGTTACCCGGCGGGTAGCCGGATGAGCCTTTATCTAGCCAAATCCAATAAGGGGCCAACGCACCCCAACTCTGTACTCTCTTTCTAATAGTCAAAGAGTACTTCTTTGTAGCGTATCCGACATAATCAAATGCCGCTGTTTGTCCTCCTACGCCTACGTTTTTCTTAAATCTTCGTGGGCGTATTAGACCTTCCCTAGCCGGTCTGTAAATCCTTTCTCTCCAAAACTCTAAAGCTTTTTCAGGGGATAAAAGTCCTACTCCTAGTGCCGCTCTCGCCATTTCGATGCCGTCCATCAAAGCACCTTCGTTTCCAGCCACTTTCGTAGCTTGCCTTCTTAGTTGTATTCCTTCTGTTGTAAACTTTATCATTTCAGGAGTGTCGAAAACAGTTTGAAGATGTCTACTCAAGACCTGATAACTATATTCAGGACTTCGCTTTATAGCGTCTCTAAGATGCACCATCACAATTTTTTGAGCCCTCTCTTGTAGTCTTTCTGCGGCTATTGCGGCGATGAGTTCTGAATTTATCTCTACGTCTCCCAGCATCCTAGCTAGTTTGGAGGCGTTTCGCTGCATAAATTTTAGATCAGCTAGTAAATCTCCAGCCACTAGAATATACCTTCGATGTCTCCAAATAAAGTCACAAAGATTGATCTTGTATAGTCATTCTGAGTATCAAGAAAAATCTTCCGAACCTTAATAAACGCTTCCGTGTCACTGCCTAATACTTCTTCCATCTCGTCCAAAGCATTTGCAATGTAACGTTTGTTTTTCTTACTTATAATAGTGATGATGTCGAACATATTCATTCCGTCAATCACCACTTGAGCTCCATACTTGTTAGTCATTTAGTCCTCCTGTTCCAAAGTAATTAGCATCCTATTAATTTCGGGGACGCCCCTATAATCTACTGACTTTTTGACCAAGACCTTGTTATCAACATGAAAACGTCCAGCGGCATCTACTGCCTCTACGCTTGCGACTGTATACTTTATCTGTACTAGACAATCGCCATCGAGGACCGTGCCTCCTGTCTCCCATAGGGACTTTTCTGCATCTCCCCATGTAATATGAGCCTTTGTTACATATCCTGAGAGAGTATTTATCCAGTAAAAACCACTGCATGTGATACAAAACTGGTTGATAGAAAGTTGAGTAACTGGATCGAGTCCACAACCGGAGGCCACACAAGGTACTCCCTGAACCTCTACGTCAATTGTGATGTCTCGGCCAATGGTGTCTCTGATATTGTCTATAATTGTGACTGTATCAGAAGGCCACGTTATATTAGGTGACATTACTCCTCTAGAACTTCTTGAAATACATCGTCCATTTTGTCCGCCACAGCTTGCCATGTATATTCAGGTCGCTGTGTAACTCGGTATGCCTTTTCTTGCATTTCTTCTAGATACTTAGGATCATCATACAGTCTTTGTAGCACATCAGCTACATCATCTGGGTTAATATATCCTCCTTCCGTCAAGACTCTATCTGTGGTTAGCCAAAACTGTGGGTCTAGGTATTCCACTGAGTCTCCCCAAATTTCTGGGCCTGTTGAATGTCGTGGTAGGATTTGAGCGGCACCTGTAGCGGCGTGTTCAAAGCTTACCAACCCCCATCCCTCGCCTACGGAAGTGTTTATCCCCACATCACAAGCGTTGTAAAGCAAATTTAATCTTTCGTCTGTTACCGATGGAATAGTATTTACGTTAGCGGAGATAATCAGTCTATGATCCATCTTGTAACGTTCTGATAATGCTAAAACATTCCATCCCAAATCCTCTACGCCCATGTGAAGATAAAGCTTTACATTGTCCGGCTTGTCCTCTGCAAACTTGGCAAAGCCCTTCATCGTGAGATCAATCCTCTTTCTAGGCTGATTTCTGTTAGCGTTCAAAACTACAAACGAATTCAGAAAGTCCTCTTCGTTGGGAAATACTTGTCTCTTGGCGTTTAGTTTACCCGGAAGAATAATCTTCCCGTCTCTGTCCACACTATCAGGCAGTGGGAAAAACGTGTTTGTGTCTACCCCATGAGGCACTACACTAATCTTGGGAAACTTCAATTCTTCTTCCAGCTTTCCCGTATCAATCCTGTCTTGCCATTCAACTAGAGCGTCCTCGATAGCTTCCTTTCCAAACTCTGTGTAAACCACAAATCTAGAGATATTTCTTAGTGCTCTGGGCCATTGGTACTCAATAGGCTTGGCATCAATAGGTGAGTACATAACCACCTTGCCGCCTTGTTCTATGTAAGAATCAAATTCTTTTATGTAGAGAGAGTGTACCCAGATGTCGTTCAGTACAAAAATAATTCTAGGTTGAATTACATTTATCATGGTTGGGATACGTGAGAACCCGTATACATCACCGCTATTGGTAGACTGCATTGCGGGGTAAATCTTGGCTTCGTAATCATGCGGATCGCCCCGGTAGTTCACGCCTAGAATATGTACGTCATAACGATCTAGTAAGTTTTCAAAAATTCCATGTGTAACTCTAGCAAATCCTGTCGTAGCTACTGCATCTGCCAGTACCAAGATAGGAACTTTCGTTCGTAATACTTTCCTTGCCATTGTTCCCTTCCTTTTAGAGATAGTGCCGCCCTGCTCACCGTAATTAAGAGGTGATCCTAAGACAGGGCGGCGACCTTCGAAGATGGACAGGAATGTGAATTCCGCGTTTGCCCGAAGCCCTTCAACCACACACTCCTGTTTATGTTAATCTGTTTCATATGGGTTTCCTAAGTAGCCCGGCAGATGTCCCTTGACAGGGGAAGCAAGTCGCTTGCCCCTCCATGGTAACATGGTGTCGAGCATTTCTATGTCCCTTTCAATAGAGCGACCTTTCGCCCTACTCCCTTCAAGGTTTGAATAAGAAATTTCAGCGTCTCTCCAAGCTCCTAAACTCCATGAAAGATTCTCTAACGAGCCTTCCTTCATAATTATGGATGCTTGGAGGACTATAGGCCAAACGTCTCCTCTCGCCACTACTGGAGGCTCAGGAAACAAAAATCTGATAGAACTATTTCTGTACACATCGTCCTCTCCATTCAAGAGATACTTAAAATTCCAACGAGGCATCAGCATTTCAACAGCTGATATTAGGGCAACTCTCAGCCATTCATCTTCATGAGTATAGCTGTCCTCGTCTAAGTCTCCTAAGTGTAATCTCAGGCGTTCTACAAATTCATGTAGATTAGTGGTTAAAGGTAATGTTGACATTATTCGGCCTCAGGTTCCTCCCCCAACTCCAATTCTGATGCCCTTGCTCGAATAGCTTCTAGAATCTTCTCAGACTTTTCCATCTCCTCTGCCATCCGTTCAAATCTATAAACGGATGCGGGAGCCGTGAAACTGTTTAGCTTATTCTTCAAAGCAAGAAACGGTTTATTTAAAATTTCCGTTATTTCTTCATCACTAATTGTATTTGGTGAAACTGGTTCCTGTTTTCTAATAACTTCTTCTACCGGCGTGAGAGGCTTAAGTACGCCTGCCGCAAGGTGTTCTCTGTTCATCTGTTTGAAAAACTGATTATCTTTAGTAGACCAAACTTGAACCACCGCTTTTGGATTATTCGCGGCGGGAACTCCTTGAAGCGTGACCGGTACGGGCTTGCCACTGTACGGGTCTAACACCGTGAGGTGTACCTTACCTACAATCGTCTTGACATATGTAACAACTGGTTTGTCCTCGGCCATTGCTGAGAAAACCTCTCGTTCATATGAGTCAACTATTGCTTGCTTATCCATAGTTACTCTCCTTTTAGATATTGGGAGGGGAGATAAACCCCCTCCCATTGTTAGCTAAAATTAAGCTGTAATTTCCAGAACGTAAATGCCCTGTGCATTGTCTATAATCATACCAAACTGCTGGTAGTATTCCAAGTACCACTGAGGCGGGGTGGGCTGCATATCAACCCACTGTTTCTGGAGAACATCACCATAAGTGATGAAAGTTCCAGCTTCCTCACCAACAAAGAGAACCTTGTCGGTAGGCACCATCGGATTATAGTCCTCAGGATTATCCCAAGTTTGCTGAACAGCAATAAATGGAACGCCGTAGTAACGGCCTAGCCACCCATCTTGGAAAATACGCATGAGTAACTCGTCGGGGGCATGGAGCCCTGCGGTGGACGCATAGTCAGCCCAGAAAGCTGAGAATAGAGTTGTGGGGGTCATAACCTCACGCGCTCCAATCACAACCTTAGCACCAGCGGTCGTCTGATTCAGACGATCAATGCCTGCTCGGACTGCGGCTTCTGCGGTTTCTCCACCAGCATACCAATCTGCTGAGGAAATTGTTGCATAGTTATCCGGGGTGTTAGACGCATCCCAAACGGACGAGAGTGCGGTATACACCTTGTTAATATGGAAGTCACTAAGCTTGGCACTCATTTCGGCGGTAATTGATTCAACTGTTCCAATCTCGCCACGCTCTAGCTCCCATTCGTTGTAAGTAACCTTCACGTCTGCTCCGTCAAGGATAAAGTTAATCCTGTCAGAGATCGTGATTTCGCTAGCAAGGTGCACAGCACCGGGGACCAAAGTTCGCACTTCGATTCCCTTGCGTACCTTGTGTACTAGCAAGTCACCTGCTTCGAGAGAGCGGGTGTTGAGAATCTGACCTACAATTTCTGTAGTCAGATGGTTCGGTTGCAGAAATTCCACCAAAATCTGAGCAAATGCCTCACGCTCGTCTGCGTTAGACATTACCTCTGCTAGAGCTTCCTTATAATCTTTTGTGCTCATGATTTTAATTATCCTCCATCAATCCTTACGGACTGAAAGTTCTAATTTCCAGTTCTCCACTATCGCTATCGTATCGCTCTGTATAACCTACGACTTCACTTGAACCAGCCATTGGTTTTCCAGCATCCGCAAGGCCATCGTCACCAATATTGGCAACTGTGACCGCGGTACCTGGTGTTTCCAAGGTCGAGTCATAAATGTACTGGCCTGATGGGAACGTGAATGATCCCTGTCCAAAAGCTAGGCATAGTGTTCCCGAAGGAATGGTTACGCCATGCTTCTGACCCGGCCAAGTCAAATGAACTGTAGTGCCTGTCAGAGGCAGGTTGGGGGACTGGTCAAAGCCACCCCTACGAAGCGAGAATTCTACCTCAGGAGATGGGATATACATGGGAAGTGTCTGGTCGGGCACACGCCACGTAGCAGGATAGCGAGCAAGTGCGGCTTCTGCCGCAGTTTCTGGGAGACGTGCTCCCGGTAAATCTGCTCGGCTCCCAAAGTTATGGGTACCTGCAATATTTGCAGCGATAGCAACGAAGCGGCCTTCTGGGATATCCATTACGGCCACGACTCCCCTGATATCGGTAAGTTTGTTAATTTCCATTGAAAATTCCTCCTACGGATTTTCCCACTTACGACTTTTCTTTATCTTCACGCATTGCTTTTGCAATTTCCTCAGGTGTCCAGTCTTTCGACTTCACACCATCAAGGTTAGGAGCTGCGTCCTTGGAGCCTAAACGCTTTTTGCCAGCTGATCCTTTCTTTCCACCATCTACCTCATCCTCTTCCTCACCGGAAGCGAATGAACTTAGATCACGAATAAGAAATTCAACATCATTTAGGTCCATTGCAAGCAATTGTTCCCGTTTTTCCTCATCTTCGAGGTAATCATCGGGAAGTCGTACTTCTGACTTCGAAAATAATTCTGTGAGGGCTTCCAACTTGGCTTCTTGTGCTAGTGCTTCCTCAATCTCAGATTTGTAAGCCGACAATTCCTCATTAGAGGTTGTCAACTCACCCTTCTCAGTTTCAAGAGCATCGAAGCTTTCTTGAAGCGTAGCTAGATCGCTGGTTAGCGACTCGCTCTCACCGCGAGCCTTTGCAAGCTCGATCTCAAGTGCTTTCAATTGTTCTTCCATGTTATTATAATCCTCCGTAACAATCTTGTAGTCTTGTCCTTGGGCTTTCTGTTTTGAGGCCATTACCACTACTGGCGTTCGGCCTTCATATGCGGGAGACTCAACAAAAGTCGCCGCTTCTAACATAACTCCCTCGAACGTTTCTATTCCATTATCGTCGAGTGTGGAACTTTGATATAAGATTTCCCAAGACAGTTGAGGCTTAATATCACTAGAAGCTCTTTCCTTTAGTAATTCAATCTCATCAGGAAATTCTTTTTGCCATAAGCCTGCAATGCCTTCTACGAAATTATCGCGTTCTACTAAATTTGTAATTGAACCAATTGGTACTGAAAACTCATGCCCTTCTCTGATAAAACCCTGGGCCATCTTGATGGGCATATGTACACCGGTTTTTACAAGGTTAGCAAATTCCTCCTTCGGAATTCTTTGTTCATTTGCATTAGGAGAATCGTCAGTTAAGACGAATTTTATCCACTTAAGAGTAGGATTACGTGAGATTGCCGCAACTACTTCTTTAGGTAGATTCTTAATATCTTCTGTACTTAATTGTACTATGGGAGATATGAATTTATGCGATTTCATACATACTTATTCCTTTATTTACCTCCGCTTGGTTTCTTTGGCTTCGCTTTAGGCTTAGCCTTGGGCTTTGCCGGAGCGGTTGTCTCACCCGGCTTGGCTGAAAAAGGTACAGGGGCAAATTCATCTATGCCCAATGCATCAATCATTTCTTTCTCTACTGCCCTCTTTTCTAGCTCCTCATGGAGATCGAATCCAAAGGCGGCGTCGTAGCTCTCCCTTGAGAGATTACCACTATTGTACAACTCAACAAGCCCATCAACAAAGGCGGAAGTCGCCAGTAAGTTAATAGGTTTGAATTGTACGTCAGGACTGCCACCTAATTTGTTTTCTACTACTATTGTATCAATAATCTTGTTAACTATGGGGAATATTGATTCCCTCAATCTTTCCATTGTATTCAATGGAGAGATGGTTGCGATCTCTGCATCGGACGTTTGAGTGCGTTCTGTCTCCCCTGTAACCAATATTTTAGGGAATCCTAGTGCAATTGAAATGTCTTGATTGACATTTTTGTACTTATTGTCGTCCAATAGGGAATCAGTGTCGGGAAATACCCAATCAATCTCTAAGGTGTGGTTACCAAACAGCTGAAAAATACGCTCCATATCCTTAGAAGTACTAGTTTCCCGCCATTTCATCTTCTGTTTTATCGCTTCAAGCTGATCTTCGTTGTCCTCTGTAAGGGGGTACTCATCATTACCTAGTCGGACAAGCATAATCGCTGTAATTACCCTTGACGCAATGGAATAATCCATTCTACGGAGATTTCTCTTGTGCTTTAGTGACTCCAAGGCAGGGAACATAAAGGGTATGGGGTAAGATTCCGCCGTGATTGTCCTTGATTGAATAACCAGAGGATTTTCTAAGAGAATACGCTCATCTCCAGCTTGTATCTTTCTAACGAAATCCGGCATAGCTTTCTTTATCTCTAGGTAAAGCTTTTTATCTACGTCACCATTTGGGTACTTGCCTTTATTCTTAATGAAAAATCTTAGGTCTTTTGGAATCTCTACAAAGTAGGATTTCTTTCCCCCTATCATAGGATTTTGCACTATAATGCTGGCAGGGTCCCTGATCCACATGTCCGTAGGG